ATCCACTCGATCCTAGTAAGGTCGAGTCCGGTGATTAGCCGGCCATGGTTGGAACCCATTATCGTTCCGCCGACCCTTACTATGAGGGTAACTGGGATGGAGGGGTATAAAGCCTCCACGAAGGTTACCGTAAATAGTTAGGTCTACTTCTATAATCGTTCCATTTAAGGTTCGACTTATAGAAGGACGGCCGATAGGGGTCCGCTTCTGGTTAGAACCAGCGTTTTATCACCCTAACTAATGAGAATTAACAAACAAATCTTACGATTTATTTCGTTTCTTCCCAAGCAGTTAGGCTGAATCCGGGATTTCGTTAATCCTGGAGTCGCTCCAGGGGAATTTGACTTCTTAATCCACTCAATATTCCGAGTTTTCAAGACTCGGGGTATTGATGCTGGGATTGCTTATGTTAAGGCAATCCGAGGGAACCTTTTGAATTACCTTTCTGGTAATCCAATAAGGATTCCTGGAGTAAGAGTCACCTCTTCTGGATTACCCAAGGCTCTAGGGCCTCTAGTTAAATATATAGAAAAGGGCGCTTCTCCAGCTTTGCTGCAGTTCGTCCTTACTATATTATTTTCAACTAGAAGCCTGAAAAGTCGTCCCGAACTTAAGATCCAACCTATTGAGGATCCTTCGAAAAGAAGTGAATCTTCATTAGGATTTGGGTCTTTAAGTCGAGACTTCTGAAGAGAGCTTGGGTATCTCCATAAAGGTCATATTCCCCGTCGTCTAAGATTCAGAAGATTTCACTTTACCACTAAGACAGGACCATTTGGTCATGCCTTAGCGTCCTGGGTGGATGATCTTCTCAGTTTACCTAAACAGTTAACTGAGGCTATCAAAACCCTAGGAGGGGTGAAATTAACTGAATTTATAGACACGGCCTTGGCTAATCAAGATATCTTGATGGGTCTTCGTCAAGAGTATAAGTCCGTTAAATCGGGCTTTCCTCTTCGACGATTATCCTATTTCGCGGATAAAGAAGGAAAGTCTAGAGTAATCGCAATTATGGATTACTTTAGTCAAACAGTCCTAAAAGGACTGCATTCCTATCTTTTTTCTGCGTTAAGGAAGATTCCTCAAGATATGACTTTTAACCAAGGGGCTTTTAAGGATCGCATAAAAGATTGAGAGGTTTTCTACAGTGTTGATTTATCATCAGCTACTGATAGATTTCCAATTGATCTTATATGCGATGTCCTCAAAGGCCACCTTCCTACTACCTATGTGGACGCATGGAAGCACATTATGGTGGGCTACCCATTTAAGGTTCCTACAGAGAATAGAGAAATCTATTATTCTGTTGGGAATCCGATGGGGGCCTACTCATCTTGAGCCTCTTTTGCTGTCGCACATCATTACCTTTTCTATATGATCGCCCGTGAGCAGAACAAGAGTTGAAAAACTCTTAAGTATGTACTCTTGGGAGATGATATATTAATCGGTGATGATGAGGTAGGAAAAAGGTACTTAGAGGTGATAAACGCCCTTGGTGTGGACGTCTCCTTAGCGAAAACTCACATTAGTAAAACTACATGTGAATTCGCGAAGAGATGGATACACCAGGGTGTTGAAATATCCCCCGTCCCTATTTCTGCATTAAAAGGTTGTGGTAAGAAGTATTATCTTCTTACTTCCTTCCTTATGCAGTTAGAGATGAAGGGATATGTCATTGATTCGTACCAGAAGGTGGTCCAGGGCTTCTTCAGTAAGATTTATCCCCATAGACGTTCTTTTAGAAGAACGTTGGGGGAGAAAGCTTACGTAGTTGAACAGATAATAAGAATTATCTGAGGAGGGTCAGCGGCCTACCATCTCAATGAGATTAGTAAGGCACTGAAGATCCCCTTAACTATAGTGTCTGATGTAACCGCGAATAAGATTCTCGGTGAAGTCAGTCTAAAGTTATTCAACCAGAGTGATCCAACTAGAAGCGCAGGAGGGAAACCTCTTGGGCTTTTAGCGGAAAACCTAGTTATTTATTTAACTGGGTTACTCGAAGAAAGACCTGAAGCCATGACTTTCCTGGAGAACCCCATGTTGCATGCCTACGGATCGATCGAACAGAGTTACCTTGATTTAATCAAGATGACTCGTTCTGGTCAATACGTAGGAGCCACTGGTCAATGACCTCTTATTTTGAAGTCAATGGCCGTTCCTCTGTCTGATGAATTATTCATCAGTAGAGAAAGTGACGTCAATGCACTTGGGGCGTCCAGAATAGGTAAAATGGTAGAACAAGCCCTCAG